TCTTTTTAAGCAAACCGTTTGCTTTTACTTCATCGCCTTGAAAGAGGGCATCGTGGTATTGCTCGTATAGAGCGTCAGTCGCGTCCGAAGATGGCGATCCTTCTTCTTCACCAGCGTCCGAAGATGGCTGGCGCGCTTGGGTCTCCAGATGAGACCTGTAAGCGTTTAATTTGGTCTCATACTCTACCAACTCTCGTTGGCGGTCTGAGGCCTCTTGAAGTCTTTTGTCAGCAGAAGAGTTTTTCTGATACTGGGTAAGGACATCATTCCACAGTACATCTTTCTCTTCCCCGTCTACTTTGGTGGTGACATACCACTCGTCACTTTTCTTTGTAAGCGGGTTGCTAAAATCCTGTACTTCTGATGGGGTGTCTTGATGATCTTCTTCTTGATCACGAATAACCCCTTCTTGCACCATTTGTGCAATTCTTTCTATTTCTGAATCATGCTTCCCTACGAGGGGTGATTGTTCTTCTTGCGGTTCTTGATTTACATCTAAGTCCACGTCCTTTTGGATAGCGTCCATTACTGCTCCTGTATTTCTGACAGAGATGCCTCTGCATGGTTTGCTTGGTTAATTGCTTCATCTAGCCATGTCATAACTAAAGAAGGTAACCTCGCACGGAATTGAAGTTCCCGTATGGTTTCAACATCATCTGGAGCGACAGAAGACCAAGCCTCAAAGGCTTCTTCTCTGGCTTTATCTGCTCTCCCTGAGATGTATCTACCTAATGGGGAACTCAAGAATTCCCTTGTTTGGAGGCCAAGTCTTGCCTCCGCTACTAACAATTCAGTTTCGTCCATTAACCCTCAGCGCCGGGAATGTTCCCGTACTTGTCGTTCATTAAGACATCAGACATCTGCTTTCCTTCATCGTTCCCCGGAGAGACGCCAATATTGGCCTCCTCCTCAAGGAGCATTTTATGGACGAGCGCTTCTTTCTGGAGAAGTAGTTCGCCTCTAGCAATGTCGTTTTTCTCGGCTTTGATTCTGGAATCAATCATAGCGATGGATTGTCTCGTCGTATCCATACGCTCTCTTGATTCAGAGGCAATCTGGGTAGAAGTAATATCGCCCATTGCCTTTTCTTTAGCCGCTTGAATATCAGACTGGCCTTTAATAAGGGCAGACTGAATACGTCCTTGAACTTCAAGTTCCTTAGCCGCTCCACGTTCCATAAGCTGTTGGACTGCGCCAGAGACTTCTTCTAGCTGGGCCATCATCTGCTCAAGACGTGGTTGCTCTTCCTCTTTAACGAACCGCTTGGAATCTTTGTACCCCAACGCACCAAATACTTCTTTTGTTATTTCTGGCTGGTTGAGATACATAATGATGTCGGGGTTCACTTCGGCCATCGTGCGAATACCCATCAACAATTTTTCAATCTTTCTAACTGGATCGGTAGCGCCTATACCAACATTGACACCTACCGTCATCTCATGGCGTAGAAGATTATCGATATCTCCAGCAAATTTCTGGAAAAACCCCGGCTGTTCAACGTTCTCACCTTCGGCTTTATTCGTAGCAACCGCAAGAACAACTTCATCCGTCTCATAAAACTGCTCCAGTCTTACTATCTGGGAAAGTACGGGTTCTATCCATGTCTCTGCAAACGTCCTGATCATGTATTCGATCATGGTGTTCGCCTGACCAGAAAGCATTTCCATTCCGCCAACGGTCTCATTCATTAAGCGGTTAGATTGAACTGTGCCTTGTGAGAAAGTTCCCGCTATGTCATCAAAATCAACGTTCAGTCTATCTTGCTCTTCGTATGCTGAAGCCGTGATGTCAGGAGTATTAATTACCTGCACGTCCCCTATGGGGTCATCCATCATTACACTGCCACCGGGGACGCTTCTCTTCAACGCATTGATATCTATATTTGAACTGCGTCTAATGTGGTAGCGCTTATTCAGCACCAACTGGACATTGTCTGTTCTCTGGTTGGCAATATCATTTGCGGCGGTCTGTAAATCCTGTGTCATCTCTACAAGAGATGAGGGATAAATCCTATGGGCCTCAATACTAGCGCCGCCCATAACGTAAGGACGTTCCCCTTCTCTGAGGTGCGGATAGACTTCAGTGAGAGGCTTTACGTCAGACAACATATGGTAAATGCCGCAGGTGTAAAAAATATAATCTCGGCCCTTTTTCCTTACGATGTTTTTATGAACAAATACAGTGTCGTATTCCTTAATATTTTCCTGACGATCTGCCAGCGGGTCTTGGCGCTTACCCTGTCTAGCCGCTCTTGTTGAGTCAAACTCTGACCGCTTGGATGACATAAGAAGTTCGGCTTCAGAAAGTTTTTTCCACTTAGGCTCTCCAGTCTTAGCGTCCACATCTTTCATTTTTTGCATCACGTCTTGAACATACATCGGTATGACTTCAATGACGAATGGGGATGAGTTAATGGGATCATTCCAATCTGCCGCTGGATCAATCCTAAAATTTTCTGAGGCCACTAATCTGACGCTTGGACAATCCTTGAGGACTCTTGTATTTTCCTCAATATCTATTGCTGGAGTTCCGTCTTCATTGATAACTGGATTTTGTAAATCGTCAACAATGTCCTTTTCGCTTTTTACTACTTCCTCTTTGTAATCCCAGAACTGGTGAGAGATTACAGACCCGAATACCATTGCTTCCTGATAGGCCGCTATAACGGTTTGGAACCAAGGTATTGTTTTCGTGAGCCTATATTGAAGCAAGTGTTTCAATATAATCGCAGACGCCCTCTGATCTGGATCAGAATCGTTCTGTGGATACACAGACATAACATCCTCTGTTGCAAAAAACGCCGCCGCTACTGCGGCTTCATTAGTCCGTATAGCTGATCTCGTTTTAGGCCTAAACAGGCGAGACCTGTGGGTATATTGTGGCGTTCCATATTTTGAACCGCTAGGATGTTCAGATTGAAACAGTTTAAGGTTTCGATCCCACTGTCGCCTGTAGTTGGTATTCAGGTACATGGTAGACGATTCATAGGCCTCCCTAGCTAGGGTTAGCCAAGAAGATTTTTCGTCAGAAAACCCGTCATTCATAGGAACATCATTAATCATCGAATTTCACTTCCCCACGGATATCTCTATCTAAAGATTCCAGTTCTTCTGGCTTCGCTGGGCCTCTAGACACACTGGCTCTTTCTAATAATTCACCAGCCCATTTTTGTATGTTCTTATAATCAGGATCAATATCATTGACCCTGATCCACATTCCATACCTTGTTGAGAGGTCTTCATTCCAGATAGCCAGCATTGAGTAATCATTGGACGGCCCAACTGCCCAAAGATGACCGGGGTAATGTTTGTATAAAGAGTCAGCAACATTTTTAACCAGAGAAGTTACTGTTGCCTCTTGCATCATCCCCCGATGACTTTCATCAATTAATACTTTCATTACAGCGCAGGTGTGGCATCACCAAAGAATTGAACATAGATGGCAATAACAACAATCACAGCGATAGCGCCAAAAATTATGGGCTTCTTCATCACTTTTTCCTTGATCTTCTCAAACATTATTATCTCTTTGGCCCATATGGGCGGTGTGGGTTTTGAAAAAATTTCCTCTCTGGGAATATGTAAACAGGAACAGGTTCTTCTGGCCCGGCTATTTTTTCCACTAATTCACGCCAACTGTACTTGCGTGTTTTTGGTTCTTTGAATTTCTCACTCAATGTAGAATCCTCTTATCTTGATTAACAGCATCAACAGTTTCGCTAACAACCTTCGCTATTAATCCACTTAACGCGAAAGTGATATCCATCTTATCCAATTCATCGTCTGGAGCATTAATGAAGTTAGAGAGAAACATAACCGCCAATCTATGTGGGTTTACTTCTTGTTCCATTATTTCGTCCATTCTTATTCCTTAATAAGCTGGTAATGCTTCCGGCTCTAAATCGTCAGAAAAAATAAATTGAGGGGGGGATGCTTGTATATCGTATATACGGGACATAGCATCCAACATATCTACATGAACCGCAGGGAATAGGTTGTATTCGTTATCGATCATTCTTTGCGTAACGTCATACATCCTTCCATTTTCATCCTTCTGCTTTATAGGGCGTACAATTAATGACGCATCACCATACTCAAAGGCTTTCTTTTGCCTTGATGTCATAAAATCCGAGGAGGGGGCCAAGAAGAAGCGCCAGTTCTCAAAGTCGGGCTGTAGTCGTTGTACTCGATCCCGTTTAGAACCCGGCCCTTCTCTTGGCCAAGCCAGTTCCTCGATTGGAAAATAGTTATTGTTGATACGCATCATTTCTTTGAAATGCTCGATATCGGAATCTTTTCCGTATCTTTCGTATCCAACCTTTACAGTCATTGTCCCGGGCTGTTTAATCCACTTAGCCCTAATTTTGGATAATGCTTGCCATCTTTCCTTCAGATTTAATCTATGGCATAAACCGTCAATCAGGTATTTATTAAACTGAGGGTCTACTCCAATAACAGCTATCGCTGTTCTATCGGAAGTTTGTTTCTTTGAGTGGGCCGGATCGCACAGAATGTAAACATTCATCACCTTTGGGCGTATCTCGAA